TGCCTTCGGAGGGGGCAATGGTGGATGTGTTATGAAATCCGACAACCTGATCTACGAGCTAAAGCTCGATGAAATATTAAGGGAGTACCGCGAGGCGACCGGGAGTGATCTGGTCGATCGCAAGAACAAGAACTGGGAGAACCGCTACAACATCTGGTCCGGCCAGAGTGATGACGGGCGCAAGTGGAAGAAGAAGCTCGGGCGCGACCCGGTTCCCTTCGATGGCTCAAGTGACAGTCGTGTGCCGCTGATTGACTCGTATGTGAACGAGGACACCGACATGCTGTTGACCTCGCTGCGCAGCATGACCGTGCAGGCGATGCCGACCGAGAGCAACGATGCGAACAAGGCGTTCCAGACAACCAACTTCCTGCGCTACATGTTGAGCAACTCGATGGACGAGTTTTTCCCCGAGGCGGAGCTGGCGGCCAACTACTATCTGGAAAACGGGCTGGCGGTGGTCGGCGTGTTCTGGGAGAGGGAAACGCAGCGCTACTACGAGACGATTGACCTCGAGGACCTGAAGAACGCGGCGATGAGTGACCCGGCGCTTGCCGAGCTGCCAACCATGCTGCTCGATCCCGCAAACGACGATGCTGTTTTCGTGATCGTGCAGAATTTGTTGGCGACACAAAACTTTGACGTGTCCGACGCGGAGGTGCGCAAGTTGATCTCTGATCTGCGCAAGTTCGGTGAGGGCAAGGTGACGGTGCCGATGGTGCACAAGGATCGCCCGACCATCGTGGCGCTGAAGGTGGGCGAGGATTTCTTTGCGCCGCCGGACACGACCGACATCCAGAAGGCGCGCCGACTCTATTATCGCCAGTACATGACGGCCGAGCAGATACAGGACGCGGTGGTCAGCCAGGATTGGGACAAGCGCTGGGCGTCGGAGGTCATTGAACGGGCGAAGGGCAACACGACCTCGACCAACTATCAGAACAACGGGCGGCTCACCCGGCGCGGCACGCGGCCGGGCCAGCTCGATCTGGACACCGAGAACCTCTATGAGATCGTGCACGCCTTCGAGCGGCGAGTGGACCCCAAGACCGGTGTGCCGGGAATCTACATCATCATTTTCAGTCCGCACCTCACCTCGGATGAGTCCGGCAGCGAGATCGTGGCCAAGCATGAACTGCTCAACTACGCGCACTGCCGGATGCCCTTTGTCCTGATGCGGCGCGAATACCTCTCGCGGCGCGTCGATGACTCACGCGGCTACGGCGAGATCGCCCACACTTGGCAGCGCCAGATCAAGACCGAGTGGGACGGCCGGGTGGACCGCTCCTATCTGGCCACCATGCCGCCGCTCCTGCACCCGCACGGGCGGGCGCCAAGCAAGTGGGGGCCGGGGGTCATGGTGCCCCGGATGCGTGCCGATGATTATCAGTACGCGGAGAGCCCGCGCCATGACGCCGGGAGCAAGGAGATCGAGGAGAGCATCCGCACGACGGCCGACCGCTACTTTGGTCGCCCGGTGGATGAGGCCAACGTGGCCTATTCGCAGATGCGGCAGCAGAACATGGTTCGCAAGTGGCTCGACTACTGGCGCGATGTGGCGCAACAGGTGTTGCAGCTCTGCCAGCAGTTTCTGCCCGAGCCGTTTTATTTTCGCGTGGTGGGCAGCAACCAGGCTGAACCGTTGCAGACCACGCGGCAGGAGATACTGGGCCAGTACGACATTCAGCTTGCGTTTAATGTCGCCAACCTCGACTCGGATCTGGTGAAGCAGAAGCTCGAGCTCCTGCGTGCTGCCGTGGGTGAGTTTGACATCAACGGTGTGGTGGATCGCACCGAGTTGATGAAGGTCGTGTTTGACTTTGTTGACCCGAACATGGGCGAGCGCCTGCTGCGACCGGCCGAGGCGGCGAGCGAGCAGGAGAAGGAGGAGGAGCGCAATGTGTTTGCACAACTCATGGCCGGTGTGCCGGTGGACGTGAAGGAGGGGCAGGCGTATGAGTTGCGGCTCAACGAACTGGGGCAGCTTGCGCAGACGCCGACGGCACAGAAAAAAATTCAGGAGGATGAGCATGTGGCGGGCATGATTGAGCGGCGCGCCAAGCAACTTGAACATCAGCTTGTGCAGCAACAGAACGCGCAGATCGGAAGGCTGGGTGCATGAGCGACGGCGAGCCAAGGAAGGAAGAGGATTTTATTGCGGACAGCATCCGGGGTCTGATGGGTGATCCGCGATGGGAGGCGGTGGAGTTGCTGGTAAGCAATCACCGGGATGAGCTGGTGCGCTTCATGTCGGATCCGAATTTGGCGGGGGATTATGGGCGGCTGGCCCATTCGGCCGGGGCGGTGGATGCGCTGGGCCATCTCTTGCAAGGGTTTTTAGAAATTAAAAACAGGTCTAAACAGGTCTAAACAGGTCTAAACGGTCGCCCAAGGCACATTGTTGCTAAACAGATGAGGGTCGGGGAGGTAAAAGCCTCCCCGACCTTTTTCTTTGTTTGGAGGCAATCAAACAATGGACACCTCAATGCAAGGTATAAAGCATGGCTAATATAGAGACAGGCGTGGCGGAGGCCCTTAAACCCGCAGACAACATATCAGTGGATGAGCTCTCGTCCATGTTCGCACCGGCAACGGGCGAACAAAGTGGGGAGCAGACGGAAACCGGGGACACAGGTGAACAGTCCCCGGCGGATGCAGAGGAAGAGCCCGTTGAAGAGGCGCCCTCTATCGTCCCGGACCCGGAGGATCAGCCGGAGGAATCGGAGGAACCCGAAGAGGAGGCGCAAGCCGATCCGGAGGAGGAATCCGGGGAGCCCGATGAACCCGAGGAGACGGTGGCCGAGCCGGAAAATGCGGATGCGCGATGGGAGAAAAAGTTCCAGAAGCGGATCAACAAGATGACGGCGCGGTCCAAGGAGTCGGAGGAGCGTGCAAGGCAGGCAGAGGATCGAGTTACGGAACTTGAGCAGGAGGTTGAAACCTATCGCAACGTCGCCGAACAACCGGTGGCAGGCCCGGGTGACGGGCCTTTGGCAAACATCAACACCGTGCAGCAGTTGCGTGACGAGAAAAAGAAGTGGCTTAACGTGAAACATTGGTGCGAGGAACACGCCGAGGGCGGGTCCTACACTGATGATAGCGATAAGGAGGTCTATATTGAACCGTCGGAGGTGCAGAAGGCCAAGCGGGATGCGGAGACGCATCTCATGGTAAGCATCCCCGAGAGGGAGGAACAGATCAAGGAGTACAACACGAAGGAGACACGGTTCAACGAGCCGGTTTACAACATGTTTCCGGAATGGAAGGACCCCAAGAGTGTGTTCTACAAGCAGGCGATGGAAATCGCCGCCGCTGTTCCCGAGGTCAAGAGGCTTCCCCATTGGCGAGGCATTGTGACGGCGCAGATGATTGGATTGCAGCAAATAGAAAAAATGATAAATGGCAAGACCAAGAAGAGTGCCGCCAAGGAGTCGCCCGCACCGGTTTCGGTGCGGAGCAATTCAGCTCCAGCGCCGAGCCGGGGGACACCGGCCGACAAGGCCGCCTCAAACGCCGACGATGCCTTCTACGATGAGAGCAGTCCCGACTACGGCTCGGCTGATGCGCTACAAAAAATGTTCTCCGCTAAACGCAAAGCGCGGCAAGCTGCCGCGTAACAACAAGGTAAAATTATGCCAGGAGCAAATTCATACAGTGTGCCCGGTGATACGGGCGGCAATAGGGAAGATTTGCGGAATGTACTGACGGTTCTCGAACCGGAGGAGACACCCGTGGTCAGCGCTATGAAGAAGGGGCCGGGGCCAAACGCCACCTTTGTTGAAGTGCTTGCAGACACCCTTGACTCGGTGAACCGGACAGGTATTCCGGAGGGTCAGGATGTAACAAGTTTCGACAACAAGGCGACGAAGCGTGCCCGGTTTGGTAACTACATACATATATCACGGCGCTCGTTCGGAGTTACGGACGTGCAGCAGTTGGTGGACACCGCAGCAGTCGATTCGGAATACGATTACGGCAAGCGCAAGGCAGTCCAAGAGTTGAAACGCGACATCGAGGCCGTCGTTTGCGGCGGTCAGGATCGCACCTCCGGGGATCAGGATACAGCCTGGGCCACACGCGGTTTGTTCGATTGGATCGACAGCGCGGGGCCAAGTGATGTGCCTAGCAGCTTCCGGACACCGGCGGCTCAGGTTCATAACGGATCTGTCATCACGGAGGTGGGGCTCAATGCCATCCTTCAGAGTCTCTTCGAGGTTCACGGAACCAAGAAGAGCTACATGGCGGTGTTCAGCCCCGAGCTGATCGAGCTGGTGGACTACTTCACCCGTACAGAGGCCGCAGTGGCCAACTACACGGGCGCGACCAGTGCCACCACCGGCCGGTTCAAGGTCAACGACAACAACAGCAGCAAGACGATCAGCATGGAGGTCAAGACCTTCAACAGCTCGTTTGGCAAGCTGGCGTTGATCCCAAGCGTGTTCCTTAACACGGACGCGAACGGGACGTTTGATGATGACGCAGGGCTGATTCTGGACCAATCGCTCCTCGAACTTCAGACAATGGACAGCCTTCACACGGTTGACATGACTGACGAGGGCGGCGGGAAGCGCGGCTACTGCAAGGCGATCTACTCGCTTTGCTGCAAGTCTCCGCGTGGATTGGCGAAATTAACCGCAGCAGACTAATTACAAGGAGGATATTATGGCTAATTGGTATAGGTTAAATTCTAATGAACGGGGCATGACGGGATTCACCGACGTGCTGGTGTTTGATTACACGGAGCTGACAGCGGCGGCCACGACACAGACGATCTCGCACACGCTGCCGAAATGTCTGCTCGACACCGGCGTGATTGCGCGGGTGGGGCAGGCTTTTGCCCATCCCACCGGCAACATCTCGGTTGATGTGGGTCACAACGGGTTGTCGGCTGAAAGCGGTACTATTGGTGCTGATGCCGACTACTTCATTGACGGAAATCTGCTTACTGTGCAGGGCACTATCTGGGGATCAGATGATGCCACGGCAGGCGCACTGGGTAATGTGTTCATCAATGACACCGGGGCAACCAAGTCGAGGTTGGACTTCTTGTTTACAAGTTCATCCGGAAACCTGGGTGACGCGACCAACACATCCGCGACGGCTGGGCGCATGGAGTTCTACTTCAAGGCGCTCATGGAATCAGACTTCACCCTGAGACAGGGCTGATGGCTGATGCGAATAATCTGTTGGGTGCGCCTTCGGGCGCGCCCAGCATTATCATTCCCCAATTCTCGAATCTCTCGAGGAGGCGGCGGAACCGTATGGAGCGCGAGTTTCGGACCGGCAGCTTTGTGGGCGATTATGTGGCCCTTGAAAAGCAGGCGTACCGAAAGAACGCGCAGAAGATTTTCCAGAAATACAAGAACTGGCAGCGCAAGCCCGGCAGTGAATATGATCTGGAATCGACCATCCCGGCGCGGACCTACTTTCGCTGGTTGCAGCAGGACCCGCATTTCTGGGAGGATCAAAAGAACGTCAACAAATTTTTAAGGGACAACCCCGAGTGCAAGCCCGGGGGTTAAAACATGAGGGCACTGGTCTGGACCGATCTGCTGAAGGCGGGCGCGCACTTTGCGCAGCGCCTCTACGATGAGCTGTCCACCCAGGACGAGGCCCTGCTTGTCTCCTTCTTCAACTCCCGGCTGCGCACGATCTGGAACGCGACGCACTGGCCGGACCTCATGTACTGCGAGAAGCGCTACTATCGCGAGGTGTACGCCTCCGCGACCGTGGCTGCCGCCGCCGAGTTCTACGACCGCAACGCTGAGCGGTATGTGATCTCGCTCAAGGCGTCCAACGCGCAGGAGCCCAGCGACTCGGCCGACGCGATCGGCACCTTCTGGGCGGAGCTCAAAACGTCCTACGATTTCAACGATTACGCCGCCGCAACCGACTACGCGGTGGGGGATCAGGTTTACTACTATGTGAATGACAAAAACTACCAGATGCACACCAACGCGGGCGCCGGGACTGTGCCGACCAACGCGAGCTACTGGGGTGAGGTCAAGGATTTCGACAAGTTGATCGGGTACGAGCAGTCGTGGGAAACCAACAAGATGGGCACGGTTTATGAGGCGTTCGATCGTCACCCCAAATACAACAAGTACGCCACCTCACTGAATTTCGAGTTGAGCAGCAGCGGCATACAGGTGTTGCAGGGGCCGAACGTGGTCTATGTGCGCTTCCGCAAGCGGGTGCCGATCCTCGAGCATACCGCCCACAGCACGGCCAGCGTGGCCTATGCGCTGGGGGATGTGGTGCGCTTTCCGGCCACCGGCAACCCGGCTGAGCTCTACGAGGCGAGCAGTGCGCACACCTCGAGCGGCAGCAACGAGCCGACCGATGGCGGGGCGCCTTGGACAAAAATTTCCATCCCGTTTCAGTTTCGGGATTTTCTGGCGCACGGCGCCGCCTCCGATCTGCTTCAGGCAGACGAGAAGGAGCCCCTCGCCGGGATCGAGGAGCAGCGGGCGCAGTCGGCCATCATGGATGAACTGAGAATTTTGGAGAGCGAACAGCAGCAGGGCACCTCGATGCCGGTGGAGGTGCATACCAGTTACAGACAGACCGGTAATTAAGAACTTCAAGCAATATGGCAACAGTCACTAACGCAGGAACACAGATCACGTCCGCCAGCACCTCTTTCACCGGGGCAGCGGCGACGAACCTCGACAAGAACAAATATCGGGAGAGCATCACGATACAGAATCAATCGGCGAGTGTGCTTCACATTTTGTTCGCGGATTCAGGCACGCCAAGCAGCAGCAATGCGCATCATGTCCTGGCTGCCTGCGGGACAGCCAAGGACGGCACCGGTGGAGTGTGGACAGGCATCGGCTACCGAGGCGCGGTCCGCACCGATGCGGTGGACAAGACCGTGGTTGAATTTACCATCTAAAACATCATGGGCTCATATATTTCAAGCAGGCCGTTCATCCATCGAGGCGGCACGACGATAGAGAACGAGCCGATCATCAAATCTGATGGTGCTGGCGAGATGATGCAATGGCAACCGTCTGACGGCGGGACAGATGGTGTTTACATTGTAGAAGGCGGTTCAGCGGGTGATCCAGCGCGATTGGGCGTGGGTGTCGCTGCGCCGACAGTAGAGTTGGATGTGGCTGGTTCGATTAAAGCCACCGGGGGAATCGCATTCAGCGGCGTACTGGATGCATCTGCTGGTTCTGCTGCCGCACCAGCTTTAATTTTTAACGGTGACACAAACACAGGTCTGTACCAGACAGGTGCGGATGCGCTGGGTTTCAGCACTGCTGGCGCACTTCGCCTCACCATCGAC